GATTGACTACGCCAGTTACGCGCCATTGCCGAGTTGTCAAACTTTCCGAGTCGTGGATCTCGTAGTCGATGCCGATCGTGAGTGCGCCGGCAAAGTAGATCGTCGCGGACGTTCTGCCTTCGTATCGACCTTGAATGACTGGCTCGCTTTGTGAGGCAGGCTGAATGAATCCTGTCGCCGTAAAGACGCGGCCATACTGCCGAGAGATCGATCCGTCTGATTCGACCGTGTAGGCCGGAAGACGGATATAGAGCGTCATTCCGAACTGATTCACAAGCGTCTCGATGCTCAACGGAGCCTCCGATACGAATCTAGAACCAACTTCGTCGACGAGTCGAGATCCGACACAGATCGAAGCGAGTACGAGTATCCGCCGAGCGATTCACTCTGAAGGTTCGGATCTCGCTTGCGCGAGTTCAGAAGACGGGATGCCATCTCAATCGTCGCCTGCTGAAGATCGTATGGAATCACTCCGTATCCGCCTTCGTAGTCAACGAAGAACGAACGATACTGCGTCAGCGTAGGGCCGTAAATGATTCCCCTCGCATCGTCGATCATGTAGTCGGTCAGCGAATCAGTCGGAGCCTGAAGGTAAATCGTCTTCTGCTTGAGATCCGCTCCTGCGATCTTGCGAAGGTACTTCGTCGGCAAATTCAAGACCGCGCTTGCCGAGAATCCAGTTACGCCAGAGATCGCCGCCGCAAGCAGATTCGTCGACGGATACGTCGCGAACACGGTTTCAATCGATGTCTCGACTCCAGACGAATTGATTCGATGGAGATGCACGTGATCGGTATCGACTCCAATCGTCACGGAGATATCGCTCGCGACTGTCGATTTAACGGAGATCGCATTGTCGTAGCCTACTCCGACAAATCGAACGTGCTCGACTGGATTGTTCTTCAGCGCAATCCGATCCGCTCCGTATGTGTCGTGCCACTCGTAGTATCGCTGCGAGACGAAGTTCCGAGCGCAGTATCGCTGAATGAAGTCACTCGCTCGGTCGATCAGGCTCTCCATCAGCGCATCGTCGGTCGTCGTCGTCACGCCGAGATATTGCTTCAGACTGACAAGAGTCGTGAGTGAGTTCGTCGCTACGGCCATCGGCTCTCCTTGGCTTCTTCTTCGGCGTTTGATTCAGTCGAGTCGAATCCACAAAGAGCGGAGCAGGCTCGATCGCGTGTTTGGCGTATCCCTTCGAGACGAGCGTCTTCGCTGCTTCGTGCGAGACGTTCACAATAGTTCCCGCTCGAAGATCTCGTCGGCCTACGCCGTCGACGTGTATCGCGCAGTTTCGGAGAACGATTAGAAGGTCATGCATTCGATCGGTCTCCCGTCTTCATGATATTTCGAGAGATATTGCGTGATCGCGCGGCAGTCTTCGGCAGGCCACGTCACGACGTTCTGAAGATGTCCGATGCGAACTCGCGGACAGAGGCAAATTTTCTTGCCTGCTTCGCGGAGACGATTCCAGAAGAAGATATCGTCATCGACGCGACCCTCTTCCCAGTTGCCGCTCTTGTTCGGAACGCCGAGGAAGAACGGCCTCGGAAGATCACGAATCGCATCGAGTCGAATCAGCGTCAGGCCGAAGTGACCCGTGTTCATTTCGAGCGCGTCCGTGTAGAGCCGATCTTCCGTCATCTCCTTGAGAAGCGTTCCGTCGTCGTTCTTGATTGAGAAGAGCGGAAGATCTTTATCTCGTCCGATCTGAAGCGGACAAAGCGCGGCAACGTCAGGCCGCGTCTCCATGACTTGCCAGAGACGAATGATGTCTTCCGCGTCAAAGATCGAATCGTAGTCGACCGTCAAAACGTACTTGATGCCTTCCATCGTCAGGCAAGTTTCGAGAAGACGTTCGAGGCATTGGCCCCAGAAGACTCCGGTTGATCGCGTGACGTTGAAGCCAAGCGAGGCCGCTGCATGATGCAGAACGCCTTGCGTGTCCGTCCAACAAACGCGAGGAAGCGACATGATGCAATGAATGTCGCGCATCGGGAAAGACGGCGCAGGCCGCGAGTACTTGCGAGCGACGACGGAAATCTTCGTCTTCGTCTCGTTCCAAGACCAACAATTCTTGCCGCGCGAGATCTCGAAGCCTGCGAGATTGAGAACGCGCGAGAGTTTCTCGCGATTCCAAATCGACTTCGCGCCATCGCCGATGAGCATCTTTTCCGTCTCTGGCTCGCCGTCGTTGTAGGCTTTGATCACTCCGTCGAGATCAGGCACTTCGAGCCGGAGTTCTGCTCCGTCTTTGAGTTGCGATGCGATCGAGCGAAGCCAAGGGATCGCGTCCTCCGTGCGGATTTGCGTCAAGCCCGAGCCGATGTCGGCTCCGTCCTTCAGTTCTTCCATGATGTCTCCTTGCCGTTTGGCTTCGGAATGATAGAGGGGAGACGGACAGGCCGCCTCCCCACCGGAAAAAGAAAGAGGCTTGTCGATCATCCGAGCGCGTAGGTCGTGACTCCAGTTTCGTCGGCAGTCGTGACGGAATCGATCGGCTCAAGAAGTTGAGCCATGATGATCGAATTTCCTTCGAGGATCTGCTCGATGGTCGCTTTGAGGAATCGCTTCTTCCCGAGCATCGAGACATCCCAAACTATCTTCGGTTGTGTCGTCACTGTCCCCTTGTCCGGAAGAACGTAATCGACTCCGGCAACCATCTTCGGAATCGCTTCCCAAGTGACTCCCTTGTCCGACTGCTCGATCTTCGTTCCGCTGACGAGCCTTCCCGCTGAATCCGAGCAGAAGATGATTCGAGCGTATCGGTATCCTTGAGTGTCAACGGATGCCGTGAAACTCTGACCGAACGACTGATCGAGAACGACCATCTTGAAGTCTTGCGAGTTTCGCATCGAATCTCCTCGTTACGAAATCACGTAGTTCGCTGCGCCAGTCTCGGCGACGGTCGTGATGCCGTCGATCGGATCAAGAAGCATCGCGTTGAGTTGACCTCGGCCAGAGGTCGCGTGTTCGATCGTCGCCTTGAGATATCGCTTGCGACCTGCGAGATTCACATCCCAAACGACCTTTGGACGAGTCGTGAGATTCGTCGTCGTTGCGAGCGTGTAGTCAGTTGCGAGAACGATGCCTCGAATCGCTTCCCAAGTCGAATTATCGTCGGACTGCTCAAGTTTGCAGTTCGTCGTCGGTGCGCCAGTCGATGAGGATGAAAAGGCGATACGCGCGAAGCGGAAGCCTTGCGTGTCGACCGATGCCGTCAGCGTCGATGCGCTCGCCTCGGAGAGAACAACCGACTTCATGTTTTGAGAGTTTCTCATCTGTGCTCCAAAGAGAGAGGGGAGGTTTCCCTCCCCTCTCATAGATCATGCATTCACCGATCAGCCGTTGACGACTGCGCCTGCGCCGATTTCTGCGGCAGTCGTGCGACCATCTGCAGGATTCGTGAGAGTGCAAACGAGTGCGCCCGTCGTCATCGCGCCGCCTGCCGATGCCTGAACCTTCAGGTATCGCTTGCGGCCTCGGAGGTCGACGTTGTAGACGACCTTCGCGACGTTGGTCGCAACTGCCGCGCTCGATGGAGTCCAGTCCGTTCCAGGAACGAAGCCAGAAATCGCAGCGTGGCCGGAGCCTGCCGTGTCGCTGTGTTGAATGTACTGATTCGTGAGAACGGTCGAAAGGCCGTGAGTAGTCGGAGAGGTTCCGTCGACGAAGGCAATCGATGCGTATGAGAATCCGAGCGTGTCGAATTCTGCGGTCAAGAGGCCTGCGGCAGTCGCCGCGCCTGCGACGGTAATGATCTTGTAATTCGCTTTCATGTGTGCTTTCTCCTATGGATCAGAAGGTGAACTTGATGATGCCACCAGTTGCGGACGACGATCCGACGTTCGCGCACACGATGTCGACGCGCTCGGTTCCACGAACGACGCGCTCGTCTTGTTCGAAGGCGTTGAGAGCCGAATCGCTGAACGCGATCGAGGTCGCGCGGCGATCGCCGAGGTAGCAGGCTTGCGAGAGGTCGCCGATGTAGGCAACGACCGAATCGCCAGTCGTTGGCGTGTACGGAATGACTTGGGTGAATTCGACTGGAGTTCCGAAGAACTTCGGAGTCGCAATGCCATTCACGATTTCGCTCGCGGTCGTGCCACCTGCGGCAAACGCGAGACGCTCGAATACCGCGTGATAGGTCGACTTGTTGCAGAAGATCTTCACGTTGTTTCGTTGGAACGCCCAAGCAGGAAGCAATGCAAACGCCGTCGAAACTTGAGCCGACGTGATGTTTGAATAGTTCGTCGCCGCGCCGGAGTCGCTGACTTGATAGGTCGCGTTCGAGAGCGCAGTTGCGAGGCCGACTACGCCGCCGTACGTCGACGTGCCGTCGCCGTTGAAGCCTGCGTCGTCTTCCTTGAACGCGAACTGGTACGCGATTTCGTTCGCGACATCGCTCGCAAGGTCGATGATCGAGTCTTCGAGGAGTTCATTCGAGACGGTCGTCAGCGCGGTCAACTTCTTCGCGACGAGTTGCACGTTGTCGAAGCCCATCGTCGACTCGGTCGCGGCGATCGCTTCGCCGACCCAGAACGCCGTGAGGCCCGTATTCTTGCGAGGGATGCGGAGCGTGTCCGAGGTCATGCGGTAGATCTTCGCGTTGCGACGGAAGACACCGTACTGCTCGCGAAGCGTGACGAGTTCAGCGGCCATCTCGTCAGGAACGAGGAAGCCACCTTGCGAGTTCACGCCTTCGGTATGAGCCTTGATCGCGATACCGAAGTTCTTGCAATTCTCGACCGACTTCTTGTGGCCGAGAGTTGCGAGACACCACGTGCCGAACTTCCAAGCCATCTCCTTCGAGGAGAAAGCCTTGCGGCCTGCGCTGTACACGCGAGCGCGTTCCCAAGGCTTGTCGTCGACGTTGGCGACAGCCGAGAGGCCGCGCGGCATCGCGTCGAGACGCGAAGCGACTTCGCGACGGATCGACTTCGAGATCTGCTCCTTGTCCTCTTCGCTCATCATGTCGGTCGATGGAGCAGCGGCAGCGATCGTCACGTCGAGCGTGTCTGGATCAACCGCCATGCCTTCGGCATCCGTGACCATGTAGCCTTCGAGGATGAGTTTCTTCTGCATTGCCACGCCGTCAGCACCCTTGATGCGAGCGGCCTTCTCAAGCGCGTTCTTGAACTGATCGAGATTCATCGTCTTCATGTCTGTACCTTTCGAATTCAAAGAGACAACTCTTCTCTTCCGAGCGAGGCCGCGTTTCAAGCGAAGTGCCGTGAGCGTTGCCGAACGTCAGAGCCAGAGTCGACCGCGAGCGCGAGCAATTTCGCGCTCTACGGTTTCAGAGAGCATGATCGACCGCGCCGCCTTTGTAGATGAGTGCGCGGGAATCGAAATAGAAACGACCGTCCGCTTCGGAGGCTCAATGCCAAACCATTTACGCGCGGAAGCAGGCGAGCAGATTCCCTTCTTGACTGCCGTGATGAGTGCTTCTGGATTCGCTTGCAATGGCGCGAGCGAGACTTCGAGCAACTTCCACCGCGAGTAGATCGTCTTCACGTCCTCGCCGTACTTCTTCTTATCGATGTCGGTCGCGCGGCGCACTCCTCCGGCCTCCGGAACGTATCCGACCGAGACTGCGCGAACGATGCCTTGGCCGACGAGAGCAGCGGCGACCTCGGGGAAGAAGTCGCCGGAGTATCCGTCAGGACGCTTCGCGAAGACGAAGTCGCCGACGATGTCTCGCTCTCGACGCTTGAGGCCGACCGTCGTTCCGACTGGCTCCGCGTAGTCGTGATTCCAGAAGAGAGTCGGATTCTGCTCGAACTCCTTTGAGTTCATTCCGGCAGGGATCAAGACTTCGCCATCGCGATCGAGCGTCTCTGCCGTGATGATCGCGGTGAATCCCTTCGCCGTCGAAGTAAGTTCCGCGCCAAGTGCCTTCCGCTTGAGATCGTTCATCGCATGATCCTTTCGACTTGCGCGTCAATCGCTGCAATTTCTTCTGCATTCTCCGCGATGATCTGGCGGAGATTCTCGGCTTCTGCTTCGGCGAGTTCGCGCTCTGCTTGTTGCATTTCTGCTTCGAACTCGTCATCGAGCCGAGGCTGAAGAGCGCAGCGGCAGTTCGGATGCAAAGGAGGCCCGTCAATCGCTTCGTAATCCGCGACCATGATTCCTCCGTCCTTGCCGATGATCTCCGAGCCTTCACCGTAGAAAGAGTCTTCGAGGCCGACTGCATTCTTTGAGAACGCATCGCTCGCGGCCTCGCAGAATTCACAAGGATCAGGCGCGAGGAGCCACGTCTTCCCGCTCACGACACCAGAGGCTTTCCACGCTTCGACTTCGGCACGTCGGCTCGCGCGTTGCGCTTCCGTTCGAGCGATCGTCAAAGCGCGTCGAGTCGTCGCGCGTTCCGCGTCTCCGTCCTTCACGGCCCACGTCTTCACGCGCTCCGCGATCTCTGGAATCGTCTCGCCGTTCGCGACTCCGTCTCCGATGACCTTCGAGAACTTGACTGCCGTCCAACGATTCGTCGAGTCTGCCGCGCGATTCGCGAGACGGATCGATTCGCTTCGAGCGTACGCCTTCAGATCCTCGCCATGCTTGTCGAAGTTCACCGGCAAGGCTTTCATCTTCTCAAGCGTCGTCTTCCCGAGGATGATGCCTGCCGCGAGCGAGTCTTCGAGATACGGTCGAAGCGCGTCGACGATGTCCTTGCGCCACTTCTTCGATTCGAGGAGAGACTGCACTTCTGCGGCGAGTTCCTGCGTTGGCGCGTCCTGCTTCGCAATGCGTTCGAGAACGGCCTTGACCTGTCGATCGAAGATGCGACCGACACTCTTCCCGAGTTCATCCTCGCGCTTCGTGATCTTGTCAAATTCCTTGAGCGCGTCTTTTCCGAGATCCTTCGTGAGAACGTGCGGCGGCTCGATCTCGTCGGCCTCGATCATCTTCATCCAGAGATCAGAGAGCATCGACTTCTTTGGCTTCATCGCCGGAGCCGCGTTCGCCTTCGGATCGCTTGAGTTTGCATAGATGAGATTCACCGCATCGGAGATCGGTAGTTTCGATTCCTTGCCGGAGTCATCCTTCAGCGTGACCGTCGTTCCGGTCGCCGATGGCTTCCATGCTGTCATCTGGTAGCCCATCGCGCGGAACGCATTCTCCGCGACATCAATCGTGATCCGCGAAGGCTTCGCAGGAAGTTCGACCGAATGCGACTGCGGCTTTGCCATGCCTTCTGCCGGAGGAGATCCCTTCGCAGGCTTCGACGAGCGCGGCTTCTTTGGAGCCTTTGGCTTGTCGCTCGAAGGCTTCGATTCTGTCGGAGCCGAAGACGATTCGCTCGATCCGCCGCCGCCGCCGCTTGATCCTCCGCAAGTGTTGCCTTCCTCGAATCCTTCAGAGCCGACTCCACAGTTCTTTCCGTCGATGCAGTCGATCTCCTCCGCGATGGCTTCGAGTGCCTTCGTCCAAGCGTCGTCGATCGAAAGGCCTTCAAACGGATCGCACGATCCGCAACCGCAAGCGCACTTCTTCTTCCGCTCAGAGTTGCGCTCGCGCTCTCGATCGAACTCCTCGATCTTCCGCTTG